GACCCCCAGTTGCCATTAGGTCCGACAGTGATCGACACCTGCTGAGTGCCCAGAATGAGGGACGGCCTGGATTCGGCGCCCTTCCTTGCGGCCGACTGAAGAGTGATCGAGGGCTCATTAGTATTGGCGTCCTTCTGGATGAAGAGTGCGCCATCTTCCCAGTCATCCTCCAGGGAGTTGAACGCCAGGCCGCAGCCGATCTTCGCCCCCGATCTGGCGGTGCCGGTCTGCGCCCACACGATGTCATTGAACCAGACCTTCGACCACGAGTCTTGGCGTCCGATACTGCCGCTGATGGTGACTTCACCCGTGCTGGCGTTAATGTCGAGCGACTTCCATCCAGCGGCGGAGTAGACGCGCATGCCGTTATTGTCGATCTTCAGGCCGCGATTGTTCTGACGATCGGTCTGAATGGATGCGCCCGTGATGACCTGGCCGTCAATGGCCCCTGCACGCAGATTGTCCGCAGTCACCGAGTTGGCGTCAAGCATCCCCGCCTTGATCTTCTCGAACTCGCCACTGCGGGCGTTAATGATGCGAGTCCACACATGCTTCGCCGTGAGGTCGACGAACGACGCGTTACCCGTGACGGTCAGCTGGTCTGTGGTGAGCTGGAGGAACTTGCCGATATCACCAGCGATCCGCCTAGCGGCGAGGTCATTGATGGCCGCGGAGCCAGCAGTCAGTCGCCCCACATCCAGGTTACTGATCTGCTCGCCGGAGACGCGGGCGCGTTCCCAGTCGGAGCCGTTCCACTTCCACTCCGCAACGATGTCTAGCGTGGAGGGGTCCTGTATGCGGGCCGTGTCGCCGTAGGTCTCCCCGGGGAAGTCGGGCTTGTCTGTGGAGTTGCCCTTCTGGTAGAAGACCTTCCCGAAGGTGGTGCGAATCCTGCGGATAGACGCTTCGATCGTGGACTGCGCCAGTGAGGCGGCAGCCTTCTGGAAGGGGTTGTCGGACTCTACCCACTCCCAGCCCTTGTGGGAGTGGACAGTCGTGTTCCCGTCGGCGGAGCGGTCATAGGCCGGGAAGGAGGTCTCTGCGGGGAACGTGGCCGGCCCGGGCCACTGAATGTACTCATCCTTGATCTCAGCCACGATTCACCTCACTTCGCGCGGATAATCATGGATGCGACGGAGCCGCGGGGGCGGATGGGGAATGGCTGGCCACCCCCGACGTTCTTCGCATAGGGGCGACGATCGGCCACTGTTGCGCCTGTGGACATGGCGTAGGTGTAGCCGTTGCCGGAGGCGTCATTCCACCCAATGTCGGTATTCGCTTTACCGGCGCGCCAGTTCGAGTTCTGGTTGTTGGAGTCAACGAGATCGTGGCCGTGCGACGGCATCTCGTTCACGGTGAGCGTGTGGTGGGTCTCACCGACGGTCGAGCCAGTGACAAGCGCGTCAGTGCCCCCCTGACCATAGATGACCTTCCCCTTGAGGTCCGGGACATTGAACGTGGTCGACCCATTACCACTACCGGCAACGGTCCCAATCGTGTCGAACAATGCCTTGTACTCGGTGCGGCTCACCTCCTGCCCGTAGCACAAGAGCCAGTTCTTCGGCGGCCGGGACCCATAGAAGGGGAGTACCGCTCCAATGGGGACAATCGCATCCACGATAGACAGGTAGGAGTTGTTGACGCTCTGGAGTGCCCCGCGAGCCACGCCCGCGGACTCAGACGCCCTCTCCGCCTCCAGCTGCGCAGAGGTGATACCATCCTCCATCTTTGTGAGTTTCTCCGCCGTAATGGGCGTGCGCCCATCCGGGCCATCCTTCCAGACATTCCCCCAGTATGGCATATCAGTCTCCCTTCTTCCTTAACGTGAACACACGAGCATCCGGGGACACCCACTGCGACTTGTCGACCACGCCCTTGTCTGGCGGGTACGGACCTGTCTCCACCAAGGATACCGCAACCTGCGTCATGGCCTCGGAGAGCTTCTGAGTCTCCTTCAGGGCCTCGGCTCGGGCGGCGCGCTGAAGCACGTCACTGGCTGCGATCTTCTCTTCGACCGATCGGACGATCGCGTTCGTGTCAATGGACTGCTCGAGAGTGATGGTCGCCTTGGGTCCCCACTCGGACTTGTTGCCTGCCCGATCGTAGGCGCGCAGGCACACCTCGTAGTCCCTGATCTCCAGGCCCGCAATGGAGGTGCGCTGCATGGGGGTAATCATGTCCGCGAACTTCGCCGGCGGGCGCCCAGGGTGCTGCACTGACACCTCAACGCCAGCGAAGTCGGCCGGCATGCTCTGCCCGTTCTGGCCCCTGTAGTCCCACCACACCTGGAGCACGCCGAGAGACTGCGACAGGACCGGGAGAGAAGGAACGGGGGGCGGCTCCCTGTCGGACTCGGTAGTCAAGATCAACGGCTGCGACCAAGCGCCAGTGGCGTTAGCGCTCTGAGCTCGCACAGAGAACCGGTACTCCGTCCCCGGGAGCAGGGGGCCCACGGTGGCCTTCGTCGTGTCGGCTCCGCGTACAACCATGGAACCCGCGACACTTGTCCCGAACATAGACAGTTGCCATGCGATCTCATAGGAGACCACATCGACAGCGTTGCCGAGGGTGTCGGTCTCGACGCGCCCCCACTGGAGGTCAACGAGGGCGCGCACCCACCCCTCCGAGTTGGTGACGGCGCGACTAGAGCCGACCAACCCCTGCGGAGGGAGCGGCCAATACTTGGACGCCGGAGTCGAGGGGCGCACACCGCTACCCGACGTGGAGGCGAGACCCACGATGCCCTTCGTGCGCTTCGTCAGGCGCCCCAGGAGGCTATCCAGGACTGTCCCGAAGGTGGTGTGGCCGACGACCATGCCGTCCTTCTGGGTGACGCTGATCTGGGCGACCTGGAGGCGCTCCATGCCCTCGGCGCGCTCCACCATGATCCAGTCGCCGAGCCGGTAGTCCACCCACGGGAGGAGGTGCACGTCGGTGGCGGCCCACTCGCGCTTGATCTCCTCGCTGACGTGCGCGCCGGACTTGAGGGTGGCCTCGGCGACCAGGCGGGCCGTAGCCTCCAGCTCCACGCCACCAGCCTCCACGACCTTCTCAACACGGCGCATGCCACGGGGGGCCAGGTCGTTGTGGATGAGCCAGGTCCTCCCGGCCTCGCCCTTCACAAGGACGTCGGTGCACATGTCCGCCCAGGTAGCTACCTCGGGCGCACCAGTGAGGGTGGTTGCGAGGGGCCACCGCTTCGAGGCGGTGAGGTCCCTTGCCTGTGTAGTGTCTGCGTTGTAGAGCTTCAGGGTGCGGCCCTGCCACACCGTGTCAATCATGCCGAGGTCGCGGAGGGAGTCGACGATCTGGAGGAGGCTGATCGTGGGGTCGAAGTAGAGGGTGACGATCTTCGCCCAGTCCTGGTTGGCGGAGTCCTTCACGGTATTGGCGTCCAGGGTGAGGCCAGCGCCCCAGCCGCGCTTGACGGCATTCTGCCAGACTGTGCCGATGATTACCCCCGCGTTGCGGGACAGGAACTTGAACTTGCCGTCCTTGTCCTTCGACTCGACAGGGACGGACCAGACGAGCGCCTCCTTCAGGTAGTCGCTGACGTGAATGGCCTGCACCTTGCGGGAGTCAGTGCCGTCGGAGACGAGGTTGTGCTCAGTCTTCTGGGTGATGAACCGGGCGTCGGGGAGCTCTTCCCAGTCCGCGCCGTTGAAGGTGGCCTCCACAGCCACCTCAACCTCACGTTCGAGGACGCTACCCCGGATGGCGTTAGGGCCTGGGGCATAGGACATGGACAGGGTGGGGGTCTTACCCCTGGGGGTAGTGACCGTCATCTCCAGAATGTCGGGGACGACACCGATCCTGGCGCCCTGCACCTCGTAGGCGACGGCGCGCAGCTGCATGCCGGGGAAGTAGTCACGGCGCATCAGTAGGCCCTCCTCGCCTGGATAGCCCCCGTGGCCCCGGTGACCTGGAGGATGATCTTGCCCTCATGGTTGGGGGTGAGCTGTAGCCCCTCGGGAGACATGCTGATCTCAGCGGACGCATTAAACGCCCCCTGTAGCGGGTACCAGCGCTCGGACACCTGCCTCCAGGCGGAGTACTTGCCGACATCGACAAGTAGCCTCTGGTCGGACTCCATGGTGCCCCGCCAGGTGAGGCTGGTGCCGGAAGTTACGTCCTTGATGGTGACCGTGTTGGCGGTCGGCTTGAGCTTCAGGATGGCGTCAGAGATGGGGGCCGCACCCCCAGCGAGTCGAGACAGGTCATCCAGCTGGGTCTCGATGGTCGCGGTGTCACGCCAGACACCCTCAACGGCCTCGAAGACGACCGTCGTATCGATGACCCACTCCCCATACCGCCACGACGGCTGGGACACGCTCACGAGCCGCACAAGCGCCTCCCTGGGGCTAACGCCAGCCGGGTGGTGCTGCAGGGTGGCCAGCTTGTTTGAGGCCCGCAGGCGAGCCATGAGGGCCTGGAAGTTGCGGTCCAGGTCCGCCCGGTCCGCGCCCTCCACCATGAACGCCACGGTCACCTTGAATGTGCCGACCTTCAGGCCCGCCCCGTCAATGATGCCACTACGGAACGGGACGTCCGTGGACTCCAGGCGCGGAGAGGGGACCGCAGGGAGGAGGGTCCCCTCCATGACGCGCCACTTCCCCGGCTGGTCCAGGTCGACGCCGTTCAGGCTGTATTCACTACTCATGCCACCATCCTAGATGCTCGCGGCGAGGCGGATACCATCGGCCACGTCGTCTCGGGTCTTCGAGTCGCGCTGCGCCTGTGGGTAGTTGTTCACGATCGTCACCGAGCCGCCCGGACGCCGCTCCTGGCCGGCCTGGAGGGTGGAGTTGGCGATCGCGTTAAGACGATCCTTGGAGGGCTTCGTCTTCTCGAACGAGGTAGACACGGACGCTGCAATATGCGGGGCCACGTCCTTCTGAAGGTCCTCCGTGAACCCCTGGAGGGACTTGCGCACAGCCCCATACTGGGACTCGAGTCCGTTGATGAAGCCCTGCATAACCAGCTGACCAGCGTCCTTCAGGATCACGCGGTCAACGGGAGCTGGCCCCTTCCATGACGGGAGATACGAAGTCAGTGACGAGAGCTTGTTCTGTACTGCCGAGAACATGGAGCTGAGGCCGTTAATGAAGCCCTGAATGACATTCCTGCCTGCACTCCACAGCCAGGACCCGGCACCGGCGAAGACGTTCCTGATGCTGTTGGGAATGTTGCGCACAGTGTTCAGCATGCTATTCGTCCACGACACCACTGTGCTCACAATCCCGCTCCACATGGAGGAGGTGATGCTCATGACAGCCGACCAGCCGTTGCTGATGATGCTGCGGACCCAGTTGATGGCACTGGAGACCGTGGAGGCGATCGAGTTCCATACGCTCTTGATGGTGTTCCACACGGAGTTCCAGGCCGTGGAGGACATCGACATGATCTGGTTTCCGAAGATGCCGAACTGGCCCTTGATGAGGTTCCAGATACCCTCACCGATCGTCTTGATGCCGTTCCAGGCCCCAGACCAGTCACCCTTGATGACAGCAAGGACAGTCTGGAGGACGCCCTTGATGATCTGGATGGCGCCAGTCACCGTAGACATGATCCCATTCCATGACGCCATCACCAGGGGCATGAGCCACTGCATGACCTTCCCCACCAACTGGATCGCCGGGATCAGGGCGGACGCCAACTGCTGAACCAACGCAACGATCGGGGGCAGAATCTGCGGAAGGTACTCGGAGATGATCGGAGCCAACTGGGCGATGATCTCAGAGATCACCGGCACCAGCGCCTGGATCACCGGGAGGAGGGCCGCCCCCAGCTGCTCGATGACCGGGACGAGGATCGGCACCAACTGCTGGAAGATCGGAGCCAACCCCTCCACCAGCTGAGCCACCAGGGGCGCGATAGCCTCAAGGAGAGTGCCTGCGACAGTGGCGATCGCACCGAACGCCTCACCCAGGGCAGGCATGGCCGGAGCGAGAGCCTGCACAGCCACCAGGAGGCTGTTGAAGAAGTTCGCCAGCCCATCCTGGAACGCCGGATTCTCGAGAGCTGTAGCGAGCCCAGTGAGTGCCGTGCGGAGCGTCTCACCAATCAGGGGAAGCACCACGCCAAGGGTCGGCTCGAGGGATACGAACGCCTCACCGAGCTTACCGACCCCCTGGAACGCCGAGCTAGCGGCCCGCCCCATGGAGGAGAACAGGTTCGTGAGAGTCGCCTGGAACAGGGGGCCATTCACGGCCTTGTTCGCCTTATCCAGTGCGTCAGCAATGGAGTCAATGGGGGCAGACCCCTTCGCCATGGCAGTGAACAGGCCCCCGATGATCCCACCAAGGTCGACCGTGATGTCCTTCAGGGTCCCGAACGCCTTGGCAGCGCGACGGATCGACGCCTCCATCTGCCCAGATGCGGCAGCCTTAGTCGCCCACTGCTCGAACGACGCAGCCAGACTGTTCGCCCACTGGGCGATACTGGGGAGAAACTTCGCCCCCACCTCACCCATGGTGAGGATGCCGTTCGTGAACGAGGCCGCCCCCGTAGAGCCGATCGCCAGGGCCTGAGACAGGTAGGTGAGAGACTGCTGGAAGCCAGCAATGTGCCCACCGGCCGCCCCGGCGATGGCGGCTGTCATGGACCCCAGGTTAGAGGCGATCGACTGGAGCGCGGGCGACAGTTCCTGGATGGCGACGTTAGCGAAGTCGCGGATCGGCTGGGCCGCCTGCTCCCAGTAGGCGCCCGAGATTTGAGTCTGGAGGTTCTGGAACGACGGCCCCAGGTCCTCGAGGACAGTCTTCGCGTCCTTGAGGGCCGTAATCAGGACACCCGCCCCAGCGGCGGCCGCACCGAAGATACCTGGGAGAGCCAGGAGTGCCGGAGTCGACTTAGCGAGCCCCACACTCAGAGACGCAAACACGCCCAGGCCGGATCCGATCACCGACACCGCACTGCCGATCAACGTAGACACGGTACCGAACTTCACGGCCACCGTATCCAGGTTCTTCAGGAAGTCGTTCAGGTTCCGGCCGATCGACTCGAAGACGTTACCGCCCGCGAGGGCCTTCAGCTGGGCCGCGACGCGGGCCGCAGACGCCTTGCCTAGACGCACATTAATGTCAACCCACCGGGGGTGGACGAGGCGACGCAGGTCGAAGCGAGCCTTCCCGTCATCCAGGTCGGCGTTGATGGTGGCCTTGCCGTCAAGCTTGCTCAGCTCGTGCTTGATCTTCTTCTTCTGCTCCTCGGAGAGCTTAGCGTGCACGTCAACGTCAGCCTTGATGGCTGCGATCCGAGCCTTGAGCTCCTTCTCGGCAGCAGGATCAAGCTTCGCCTTGGCGGGAATGTCGGCCTTGAGCTTGTTCAGGCGCGCCTGGAACTGCCGGAACGACCTCTCATTGGCCGTGATGCCAGCCTTGACGTCCCCCGCAGCAGACTCAACCTCCTTCTTAAGCTTAGCCAGGTCACTCGGCCGCGTGGAGAGGTTAATGTTGGTGCGAATGTTGTCGAGGCGCTCCTCGAGCTTCTTCTTCTGCTCCTCCGAGAGGTTCGCGTTGACCTTAACCTCGGACTTGATCTGCTGAATCTTCTTACGAAGAGCCTCCAGCTGACCCGACTTAAGGTCCACCTCAGCCTTGAAGCGGACGTCAGACTTCGCGGCCTCCTCGCGGGCCTTCTTAAGGGACTCCTTGTCGAGCTTCACCTCCGCATTGAAGGCGATATCAAGGTCCTTGACCTGCTTCTGGATTCGCTTCAGGTCGCGGCGAAGCTTCTTTGCGAAGTCAGAAAGGTCAGGGACGACCTTGACGGAAAGCTTACCAACTGTTCCCTTACCGGCCATCCCTAACCTTCCTCACCCCAATGCAGCAAACAGGGCCGCAACCCCAGCCGTGTCACTCGATGATACCACCGACCCCGAATTACCCTTCGCGGGCCTTGGCATCATCTCCGAGTCCTTCAGTGACGCCTTATTGGTGGCGGACGCCTTAATCAGTAGCGCCAGCCTATCCAGGGCCTCATTCAACCTCTCCGAGTCATGTGAGTACCCGAACCACTGGTCTCCACCCAGCTCGTTCGCCCTATACATGCTCCAGGGCTCATGCGGTAGGCGCTCAAGAAGCTGACTTACGAGAGACACCCGGTAATCGCCGTGAACGTCAATCCGGTACAGCGCCCAGAAGTCCGCCGCCGCCGCCGGGTGCCTCTCGAAGAAGTCATCTAGTTCTTGGCGCCTGCGGCTTCCCCCGCGTAGGCCATAACCAGGTTGATAACGTCCTCCATGTTGGAGTCGTCATAGAACTTGTCCCAGGCGCCCAGGTCGGTGATGAAGCCGCCCTCCTCGAGGGCCTCCATGACGTCAGCGAGGACAGCCAGGAGGTTCACGTCATCCGTGTTGTCGCCCATGAACGGCTCCAGGACGGACGTGAGTCGCATCCGCTTAGAGGGTCGCAGCGAATGCAGGGGAGCGAGTAGCTCATGCCCCGGGAGAGAGGAGAACGGGGGGAGCTTGTCGGCCTTCTTGGTAGCCATGAGAGTTTCCTTCCGGTGGGGTGTTCGGGGTGTTGGAAGGGGCGCCGCCACACACCCCTATATGGCGGCGCCCCTAGTATATCGGCCGTCAGTTGACGGTGAACTGCTTGCCGTCGGAGGCGGCAATGTTGTTCGTGACGATCACGTTCTGGGCGCCCGTATTCACGCCGCGAGGCACGTAGGTGGTGATCTGCGTAGCAGAGTCCTTCTCGAACGTGGCGACCACGTTGCCGAACTTCACCTCTCGAACACCATCAAAGTTGGCTCCGGCGATGACGACCTTCGCGCCGACCGCGCCGGAGGCGGGGGTCAGGGTAGTGATGGTCGGCTTCGCGGTACCGATACCGGTGACGGTGCGGGGCTCGAGCATCTGGACGCGCGTCTTCCCCGAGTTGGGGGACAAGAGCGTGCCAGCGATCTTGACCTCAGTGAAGTTGTCCAGGCTCAGGGACGGCATGTTACCGGCCAGGGAGACGCGACGGAACAGGTAGCCAGAGACGATCCGGCCGTCCTCCACGACAACGAGGATGGCGCGCTCACTGGAGGCGTCCAGCTCAATGTCCCAGGCGCGCTTCGCGGCGTCGTAGGTGGAGCCGGGGAACGCCACCTTCATGACGTCCTCACCGAGGTTGACGGCGTTGATGGTGACCTTGTTGGTGACGTCCTCGCGGGTGGAGCGGACGCCCTGACGGTCCCAGGTCCGCTTGGTGGACGTGTCGCCACCGTCGGACTCGAACTCGATGAGGTTCTCCGAGGAGGTGTCACCAAGCCAGGTCCACCCGCTAGCCTCCAGGGTGGTGCCATCACCGAAGACGTAGCCGTCAAGGTTGGGGGCCTCTGTGTCGTTCACGGCGTAGTAGACGTGACCGCGGCCCGCGATCTGAATCTTGCTGTTTCCGAGGTTAGCCATCAGGCTCCCTTCCTGGCCGTCACCTGAAGGGACGAAACCATGTTGATGTAGTCGGCAGTGGTTCCCATGTCCGTTTCCGGCGTGGGCAGCTGAGTCCACTCGAGGTAAGTGGCCCAGCCTTCGGAGGTCTCCATGCCTGACCTCCAAGCTTTCTCAATGGCCTGCACGAGCGCGTCAGAGGCGTCGGACACCTCATCCCCATCCGGGCCAGTCATGTACAGTCGGGCCCTGATCTGGGTTGCGGCGAACGTCGGCCCCGATGGGTGAATTCGGGAGATTGTCATCTGGACGCGGCACACGAGCTCATTCATGGGGTCATCCACGTCACCGTGGGTGCGCCACACGATCCGGGAGAGGATCGGCCACTCGGCCGCGCTGGCGGCGGCGGCATCCTGCACGTACCGGTAGATGAACGGGAGGGGAGCGACGAATGCCATTAGAACCCCCCATGTGCGCTTACGACACTACGCATAATATAAGTGCCAGGAACCCACGTGCGATAGCGGGCTCCCTGGCGGCCCGAGCGACGCCCCTGGGCATCCTGATACACGTAGTGCCCGAACTCCAGGGCGGCGTCATAGTCAGTGGAGGGGGAGATGGTCCAGTCAACCTTCCCCTGCTTCAGGCTGAAGGATGCAACCTGCTCTCCGGTCTGCATGTGCGCCGCAGCGGAAGCCTCAATCTCTGCGAACACCTTTGCGGCGGCGGAAGCGAACTCAGGCTGACGCGCCACCACGGCAGCAATGTCCTCATGGACGCTCTCAGTGTCGTAGACCTCGATCATCGGGACTCCGTTCCGAGCGTGTCACACCGCACCGACCAGTGGCGAGTCATTGGGGAGGCGTCATAGGTGAGCGGCTCACCGGCCTGCTGGAACGTCTTCCCCACCAGCGACTCGGGGCCCTTGATGATCTTCACCCACGAGTGCGGGCCTCACGGCCACTTCCGGCCCGTGCCGAACACCTTCAGGGTGGTCTCATCCGTGAGGTCGCCGCGGATGACGCGGTTCTCGGTGGCCTTCAGGGCGTTACTGGCGGACGGCTGCACCAGCACCTTGTCGATCGTGAACGTCTCACCACGCTCGAAACGACGCCCGGTGCGCCCCTCCTTGACGACAGCGAGAGTCACCTCCACCACATGTGGCCCATTCTCCAGGTAGCGCCCGCGACGGGGCCGGAACCCTACCACAGTGCCACCTCATCCTCGTCATACACAGGGTGGTCACCGGCGAAGTCGAGGGCTGACGGGCCACGCAGATACGTAGGATCAACCGTCAGAGGCCCCTCCAGGGCGCCCAGGAGGCGCGTGCGCCGCGCGTAGCCGTCCATCTCGGCCCCGGCCACACCCCAGCCGGAGGTGCCAGACTGTAGGGCCTGCCAGTCACGATCGGTGATCTCCAGGATGCCGGACGCTACAGCCTGATTCACCGAGTACGTGTACGTACCCTCGGTCTCATACTTGTAGAGGCCGCCGCCAGGCGCCCTGAGGACACGGGAGACCGACTCAGCCTCCACCATCCGCATGATGACGGAGAAGCTATAGTCCACGCGACACCGGTTCACAGCATCAGGCATGCGTGACAGGATCAGGGCCTCAGCCCTATCCAGAAGAGCCTGCACCCAGACCTTCTCATCATCCTCCAGGTACCGCATAAGCGACCCCTGAACATCATCCAGTGTTGCTACCGTCACTTCTCCACCTCCTCAGGAAACCAGGCCACGGGGTGGCCGCCCACCAAAACGCCGGCGGCCACCACCCGGGTCACTTGCTGGTGATCTTCACGAACGCGCGCGGGTCACGCAGAACCCAACCGAACTGGGCCTCAGCGAGGATCGCACCCATGTTGCGGTCGAAGAGGTCAACACCACCGGCACGCTCGGTCGCCTTACGGTAGGTGATGGTCTCAACGAAACCGAGACGCAGAGCGTCCTTGAAGTCGCCACCGATACCGAGAAGCTTCGCGGCCGGGACCTTAGCCTTCTCGTAGCCGGAGACGGCGCGAGAGTAGGTAGCCGGGACACCCAGGACAGTACCGAACTTCGCGGTGATGTCAGGGGCCTGCTGGTAGAGCGGGCGACCCTGAGCATCCAGGGCGTTCACCAGGTTGCTGCGGAACTTCGGGGCGAGGAGGAAGTGGTCGAAACCGAACTCAGCCTCGTCAGCGTCATCCAGCACAACCTTGTCGTAGGCGGCGGACAGCTGCTTGGTGAAGTAGCCGGTAGCGGTGGAGGCCAGGTCCAGCTCCTGAACCTTCGTGGTGGAGGTAAGGGCCTCCTTGCCGGTGATGGCAGTGCCGGTGTTCGCGTCGATGCCGTGGATGACGGCAGTGTCGATAGCGCGAGCAATGGCCTCACCCAGGGCGCGCTGGATACGAGAGTACTCGCCCAGCGGGTCAGCCTTAGCGGTCTCCTCCGAGTAGAGGATCATCACGGCAGCCTTGACGGGGGTGACCGTCTTGACCTTGCTGGACAGGGTAGCGACCGGCTTCAGGCCACCCTCCTGGACGATACCAGCGGTGGGCTGGCCGACCGGGATCGGAATAGCGGTGCCGTTGATGGAGACCGGGACACTGCCGGCGAGGGACTGAACGACAGAACCATTCATGGCGTTGTCCCAGATGCCCTTTACGACGGTCTTGGGAAACGCGGCCTCGTTCCCGGCGTTGGCGCCGAGAATCTTGGATACTGTCTCGATCTTGGCTTCGTTGTCGGGGTTGTACGCAGGTGCAGGCATTAGCCCTCCTTACTGGTCTGCGAGGCCGAAGAACCCGAGCGCCTCACTCAGGCCGTCATCCTCGGTCTCAAGGTCTGCATCCACCGCAGGGTCGCGGGGGACTGAAGGCGCGGGCGTAGCGTCTGCCTGCTCGCGCAGCGTGGCGAGGGCGTCTACCTGCTCCTGCCACGAGTCTTTGTCTCCGGTGAGGAATGAAGCGAAGCGGGCCGGAATGTTGGCCTTAGAAAGGATCGACTCCTTCTCGGAGAGCTCGGCGGCGGCACGCTCGGCAGCCTCCTTCGCCTCGAGCTTCTCGGTAAGGGCGGCCAGCTGGGCGCGCAGCTCACTCACCTCATCCGAATGAGTCTCCTCATCATCCTTCGGCGCCTCCTCCGCAGGAGTCTCCTCGTCCTTCGCAGAAGCCTCAACGGGGGCCTCCTCAGTGTGCTCGATAGGGTAGTCAGTGGTTGAGATAGGTCCGTCAGTCTCTTCAACGACGGAGGGCTCGGGCGCGGGGGTGTCGCTCATTTGCGCTCCTTCAGCTTCTCCCGGAAGTACTTGTCCATTGCTCGGTGCGCATCCACGTCATGAAGGTCCTGGTCGCGCACAACCTCATTGTACACACGTTCGTATTCGGCCTGCTGCTCCTTCCCTTCCCAGTGCTTGGAAGTGAAAACTGGAGTGACAGTACAGAAGCAGTTGGAGGTAATGATAGAATTAGCGCTGTACCACCCCTCCGATGTTTGAAGGTTGTAAACATGCCCCGCATACTGTCTGACACTCTTATCAATGAGGCGATCCGTCTCTACCATGAGACCAAGTCGTTCCAAAAGACGGCTGCCATACTCGGCAAAGACCCCGAGTCGCTCCGCCTCGCTCTTCGCCGACGGGGGGTCGAAGCGTTCCCCAAGGTGGGGCGCATCAACCCGAAGAGAGTCGCTCCCCCGGCCAACCTCCAGGAGGTTTACAAGTCTGGGGAGAGTGTCAATAAGATGGCCGAGATGTTCGGAGTCAGTCGCCCCGTCGTAAATAGGTGGCTCAGAGAGGCCGGACTCCCCATCAGGGGACGCAAGGAGTCCTCCAGACTCCGCTGGGAACGAGTCTCCGAAGAGGAAATCGAAATGCGTCGCACACAAGCCCGAGAGCGATTCGCTGGACGAAAGCCAACTCCGGAACAACTCCTCCACTCCGCCGAAACCAGAGCCAAAAAGGCTCTCACTGGAGAGCGCGGGCGCTCCCACCTCGAAGTCCTCCTCGGAGGATGGCTCAATGACCGAGGAGTCTCGTACATCCCCGAGCAGGTTGTCGCGGGCTACAATGTCGACTTCGGTATCGCCCCCGTCGCCGTGGAACTCCTCGGCGGAAACTGGCACGCCTCCAACTCGCGTCGCCCCCACCATGCCAAGCGCACCCACGACATCCTCAATGCGGGGTGGAACATCATCTTCGCTTGGTCCCAAAGCCAGGTACCCATTTCCGAAGGTGCCGCTGACCAAATTGTCTCCCTCTTGGAGGTTGCCAGCGCTAACCCATCCCCGGTCGGTAAGTACTGGGTGGTTAGGGGTGATGGTAAGCTCATGTCCTCCGGCGGTGACGAGGGTGACAATTTCTCCCTCGTAGTACCGTCGATAGCCGACCTTCACGTCCGGCCCTGACACCTTCGTGTCGCCGACCACGCAATTCGCGTGGAACTTGTCCACTCTAAGGCCCGCCGACTCGGATGACTTATACACCGGGCCACGGGAAGCGAGCATCGCACAAAAGCCGCAGGGTCCATTCTTGTTCGGGTGGGTCACGCGGGCGAAAGCGAATGGGCGAGCAATCAGCTCCCCCCTGGAGTTGCGCCGGTACTTGTCTGGCACGTCGGAGAAGACCTTCATGCTGCGGTGGCGCTCCTTAACGAGCTCCTCCTCGTCGAGGGTGCGAACAGCTTCCTCCACCCTGTCTGCGACCTTCTCGAACGCCTCATCCAGTGTCATGCTTTGGCGGCGGCGGGACTCAACCTTCTCGACGTCCTCGACGATCGCCTTCTGTGCCGTCTCGGAGAACTCTTCGAGGTCCTTCGCCAGGTCATCCAGAGCTCCCTCAATGAGCTCAACCGAGGACGGGGCAGTATCCACCGCGTCTGCCACGGTTCGGCGCGCAGCGGCCAGCACGTGCCCCTCCAGGGTGCGTTCCAGGCGCCTCATCCCCTCAGGGGAATCCAGGGCCCCCTGAGTGCCGCGAATCGTGCGAGCGATAGTCTTCGGCGAGTAGCTGGGCTGCGGAGGAATCCATGACTCAGGCGCCCCAGCCTTACGGGCCTGCCCCCTCAGGAACAAGGCGGCGGCCGCCCACGCCTGCTTCCTGGCCTGCCACATGAGCGGAGCCAGGAGGTCCCCCACGTGCTCCACCGGGGGCGGCTCAGGGAGCCCATCGAACGCCTTGAGGGCATCCTCGGCACGCCGGCGGAACAGCATGACAATGCTGCGCAGGATGCTGTAGAAGAGGGCCTCACTCACCCTTAGGGGCCTCCTCCGCGTCCTCGGGAGCCTCGGGCGCCTCGGGCATGTCCAGGCCCGCGTCAGCGTCCATCTTGTCCCCGCGGGCCTTCTCGCGGCGCAGCTGCTCAGGTGTGAGGTGCAGGAACTCGCGGGCCGTCTCGTCACCGATGATGCCCTGACTGTGGGCCTGGAGGGCGTTCGCCATCTGCGCCGACGTGGACGGGGCGGCAGCGTCGCGCCACGTCACCTCCAGGGCCTCAAGCCCCTCCAGTGACATGCCGTTCGCCTGGGCCACAATCCGGCCGACACGCTCCAGGGCGTCGCTGAACTGGCGCTGCTTGTTCTCCGCCCGGGCGATGAGGCGGTCCTTCGCCACGCGCAGGGCCTCAGCGGACGTCGGGTTGTTGTCCGAGGAGACGCCCATCATCGACGGGGGGATGCCGGTCATGGCGGACAGCTGGAGGGCGTAGGACCTGTACGTGTTGATGAACGGGTCCAGCGCCATACCGGTCAGCTGCTTCACGTCACCGCCGGACGGGATGGCGATCAGGTTCCCCATGTACGCCTGCATCTTCTCCGGGTACTGGTCAATCATCGCCGACGCCCCATCGCCCACGACTGCGCGGAGCGGGGAGGAGGCGACCTCCTGTGCCACCTGAAGGTTCGTGAGCGTCCTAGAGGCGGCGTCAATGACAGAGGTGAGCTCACGCAGGTCAGAGCGCCCATACTTGTCAGACAGGCGAGCCCGATTGAACATAGGGACGATCGAGGCGCCCCACTGGTCCTGGCGTCCCTGGCCGACACTCTTCCAGTCGTACTTACCCTTCGCGTAGAACTCCACGCCATCAGGCGTGTAGTAGGTAGCCCCCACATTCCCGTCATCCCGGCGATAGAGGACGGCACCCTCCACGACCTCTCCGCGGAAGTTAATGCGCACGCGAGCATGCTTCGCATCCACCGCGCGAATCGAAGCGAACTCATGCTCATCATCCGGGGGTGCAATCACCCAGTAGGCGGCGCCGGCGCTGATGGCCTCGGCTGCAGCAAGGTTGAACTGGGAGTCCATGTCGTTCGCCTGCCACGTCTTCCGCAACAGCTCAACCACGCCAAACTTGTCATCGTCAGCGACACGGTACCCGTCGGGGATCAGAATCTCGGTGAGGACATCCACGGCCATCTTGGCGAACGGGGCCTGAATCTCCAGGACACGCGCCTTCGTCGGCAGGCTGATACCCACCGCGTCTAGGCGCCGCTTCCCCTCGTAGTAGCCCTCATAGGTGATAGGGCGGTAGGCGCCAGACGCGAACTTAGAGATCATCTTCTGGAAGCTCACATGAACACCTTCCACTCGCCTCGCGGAGCAGTCAGGTCCGCCCACTCCTTCGAGTTCTTCACATGCCTATACAGCATTCTAGCGCCGATCATACACACAGCGAGATCGATCTTCTTAGAAGACTTCGGGGACTCCTTCTTCACCGACCAGCGGCCCTTGAACTCATTCACGCGACAGTTCGACACATGCTCACCCAACGCCGAGTCCCCATCATGGGTAAACGTCTGCTGCTGAATCTCCGTGAACGCCGTCTCCGCCGCCTCAGCGAACTGGTAGGCATGCGACCGCATATCCCACGCGATCGGGGATGCGGACATGCCGCCACGCACCGCTGGCACGATCAGGCGATCGCCGAAGTCCTCAGGCCACGCCGTGCGAGTGAACGACTCCCACTCGCGCACGTCAGCCCAGAATGCGACCACGTTGTACGTGTCGAACGCCTTCCTGACCCCAGCATCCACGGCAGCCACATTCACCACACCGAGGGGCTTCTCAGGCTTCCAGTGCCCGATCTTGAAGATATGCCCATCCTCCATGCAGCACCCCACGAGAGCAGTGTGGTCGTTGGACTTGGAGCCATCGAAGAACATGACGATCCGCTCCCCAGGCTCCACCTTCCGGTCAGGCTTACGGAGCTGCGTCCACTCCTCCAGGGTGATCCAGGACGCCTCGGCCGCGTTCGGGCGGTTCAGGAAGAAGCGGATAGACCTCGACTCAGGGTACTCAGGTGACCAAATCTGCTCCTTGATGGACTCCAGGTTCACCCACGGGCAGTCCTCATACACGTACTCGAGGGCTTCCGTGAGACCGACCTGACCCTCCTCCGGCTCATCCGTCAGGACCGTGTTCGGGGGCGCGATGCGCGCATCGTAGAGGATCTTCGTCTTACCGCGCGTGAGACCATCCTCCTGATCGCACCACGCCTCAAAGATCGCCTCCGCCGAGGACTGCTCACCAGGCACCCATGCGTTGCAGGTGCCCATGAAGCGGCCACCCATCTTCGCGGCGTTCTGCTGGATGGTCTGCAACATGGCCGGGCCGCCCTGCGCGGGAAGCCAGTGCTCCAGCTCGTCGCCCACGACGAAGGACACCTCTCCACCCTCCATGGAGTGCGCAGAGGACGTCATTTGCTGGAGCTTCCCCCCACCCGGCGTCTCAATGAAAGTCTTAGCAACCTCAAGATCGTACTTGCGGGCAAGCGGCCCCTTTTTTTGACAAAAAGCGCGCACCATTCTGATCGTGTTTTGAGTTTGATTTTCCGACGTGGCTACGATCTGCACCAGCGGCATACTCATGGGCTTCGCCCGCACCCCGAACGGCTCATGGCGATCGAATCCGTCGAAGCGGCACGGGCCGAGAAGCTCAAACAGACACAGAGCGGCCGCGAAGGGGGAATTATGGGTCACCACCATCGTCTCCCCCACCAGATACAGGCCATCCTCAGCCTCCACGGTGATGCAGCGAGCATCCACCGGGGCAACCCTACGCACATCCTTAATGACGCGCGGGATAGGCTTGCGACGCTGCTCCTGCACGCGCTCCGCACGGCGAGGCAGGGTCACGAGGTTCTGGTGCTTATAGGGCTTGAACGTCAGGCGGTACCGCGGCCCAGTGACGCGACCGTACAGCTTCGCCTCAGACTCACGAACGTTGACCTTCACCCCCATGGAGCGGAGCAGGAACGCCATGCCGTCAGCGATCTGCTTGCGGACCTGGCAGTACTCCGCAGAGCCCTTCTTGTCCACATAGCCATCAGAGTCCATGAGCCCCTGAATGAGCGCCCTACGCTGCTCCACGGACGCATACAGGTACTCGTCGGGGATGCGCTTTTCGTTCAGCACGCCCACCTTGCGAAGGTCCCCTATAAGGCCAAGAATGCTGAACTTGCGACCACGGCCACCCTCCTTCTTCTTCCAGACACCTCCAATGTCATACCCAGCTGCACGCAGGCGCGCACGGACGTGCGGAATGTCGTCAACGTCAGCCGTGGCTTCGCCATGCCCTGTGGTGCCATCGCCGAGCCAGTAGCCCAGAACCCACGGGTCAACGGGCAGGTCACGCTCAGGGAACTCCAGTGGCTCGGTCTCAGGGAGAGCAAACTTGCCGACGCCGGCCTTAGTGGCCTTCGTAGACCCCTTCGTTAGCGGGCGCTCGAAAACAAGCCCCTCGCGGGCCATGGTGCGCACGTCGAGGGTGCGACGAACTCGCTTCGACTTCCCGACGAACTCCTCAACGGTGAACAGATGCTCGCCGGTAAAGGTCTCCACGGTCCCGTCGGAGAGCTCAACCTCCCATGTATCCCATCGATCGATGGGATGAATCTTCGTGACCATGGTCGGCCTCCCAGACGGATGGAACACGTAGTCTCCAGGGCGAAGGTCGCCGAATTTCCTCCATCCGCCAGGAGTAAGAATAGGTGTGAGCAAGCTTACAGCTTTACCCGATCCCTTGCTTAACCTTCTAATTCCCTGCCTGTACACAAAGGAACCCTTATGGGTAAGGGCGTAGAAATGAGCAAGGAACTCGATCTGCCTGTCCGTCGGGATGAACGGCTGGCCTGCGCGCGGCCCGTTAGGCTGCACAAGGTTGTCCATCATCCATGCGGCAGCGTGATACCCGAGCGTCCGCTCAGGGAGTTCGAGGGGGAGCGTGTCGGTTCGCTCCCGGGGTGCGGGGAGCGTCTCGGTCACTTCGTAGCCCGCGCCTTCGCCCAAGCCTGGAGAGCAACCACGCCAGCAGACTCAGCCTCAGACTCGTCCACGCGGTTGATCTCGATCTGCACGCGACGCCGATCCCCCTCGGTGAGAAGGAGGCTGGTGAGCATCGTGTTCACCGCCGCCAGCATCGTAGGGGAACGCCGATCCTGCATCTTGTAGTTCGACAGGTCATCGCAGGTGGAGTAGAGGACGATCCAGTCCGACGGCTCGTAGTAGCGGGTGAACGTGGACTGCTCCACAGCCTTCCACAGCTTCTTCGCAATCGGGTGCCAGTCAGGGTCAGGCTTAGGTGGCTTAACCTTCTCGGCAACCACATTCACGGGCTCCACGCCACCATCGAGCTTCCGCGCCTGCGTGGTGCGATGGCCTTCAGTGCTGCGCTTTGGGATCGGTCCCTTAACTCCCATCGTCGACTCTCCTACAGGTATCCGGGGTGCTTACTCTTCGGCCTTGGGCCTCGAGCCTTATTGCGGCTATTATAGCGGCGCTTTCTTGCCTCGACGGATTGCTGCTGCGTCCTTGCCATATGACAGTGCTGGCAGAGGCTCCTCAGATTGTCCGGTACGTGGGGTCCGTCGGGGAAGATGTGGTCCACCTGGTTCGCCTTATTGCCGCAGAATACGCAGATGCCGCCGTCCCTTTTGAGGACAGTGCGCCTGATCTTCTCCCAGTCCTTAGGGAGTTCCTTACGGCGCCTAGACTGTCTACTCCACGCCATTAACTCGAACCTGCTCAATCTGGACCAGCGCATGGAAGCCAGCCAGCTCACCAACAAGGGCGGTAATCGCATTCTCTGCGTCGTTGCGAGCCACAATGTACGCGTCCCACGCATCATCAATGAATGGGTCGCCGAGCTCGAATGTCTCACAGTCCTGAACCTCTATCCAAGCCTGCTTGAGCACCTCAAGCTTCACACGGAAGTCGTCGACAGTCACTTCTCAACCTCCAACGTCACGTGAGACTCCAGCCCATACCGGTCCGCAACGAACCCCTCCAAGTACTCCTCCAGAGCCTCCTGGGCCTCCTGGACGCAGATAGCAGCCTCATCCTGCTCAGCATCACGCCTATGGGCCGGAACATCCCACGCACCACACTGGTCAGCATCATTGAGGGAATCCAACAGCTCATCGGCGGCGCAGTCGATCGCCGCCAAGGCGGCCTTCTCATGCACGGCAGTGTCAATGAAGCTCATCGCACATCACCCGGGTAGGTCATAGACACGCCCTCATTCGACGGGGAGCCCTCACGGATGTCAAACAGGAACGACGGCTTAGCGTCCTTCCCGCCAAAGTAGGCGTGCTGAATCGACAGGTAGTCGCCCGGGTAGACGTACATGTCCTTCTGGCCCTCATTCCTGAAAATCAGGGTTCCATCATTCGTGCGCTCGGGATGATTGTCGCAGAGGATCACATCAACCTCGGGGGCTGACTTGTCACCATAGACGAGCAGATACAGCATAGGGGCTCCTTTCACCAGATGTTGGATCGCTTGTTGGAAGGGAGGGGGCATGGCTCGATACATGGGTGACCCATCTCGGCCAGCTCCCGGACCGTCGGATAGACCTTCCGGTCCTCCTTCGCGCACGTGGAGCACTTCCCCTGCCCTGAGTAGAGGCGCGTACCCGGCCAGTCCTTCACGGAGCTCCGTGGGGGGCGCATCTTCTGGCCGCACGATGAGCACTTGTGCTCGACCGTCCAGTCGATGAGCGCCTTGGGGGTGCATCCTCGCAAGAGCTCTCGGTAGCAAGGGTTGCAGGTTCCTCGACCGCCGTAGGGCTTAGTGCCGGGGAACTCCTTCGCCGTGGTGCGCGGGGGCCGGTAGGGCTCGCCGCAGTGTGTGCACTTCGGGAACTGGCGGTCAGTGTTGGGGGTGGTCATGGTTGTCCTTTCGGTGGCTGACCTGGACATTCTACCACAGCAAGGGGCTCTAGGTAAAGGCGAGGCCCGCCGGGCATACGGAGAAGGAAAGGAAACTTCACTCCGACCCATCCGGCGGGCCTCTATCAGCACGACCAGCATACACGCGACAACGAAGTGGGTGCAACCCTCCGGAATCTCCGGACAGTTCGACACCCCAGGCACACCCGAAGCCGCACAAGCCAACCTGAGGGCCTTTCATGACCCCACCCAGGTCAGCACACACACCCACCCCCGTTAGGCCGTCCATGAGCCCCCTGATTGCCTTCCCGGGGTGCGCGCCGCCGGGCCACCGCCGCCCGCCGCGGCGCTGAGCACTCTTGGTGAGTGTTGACCAACTAGAGACGATCAACCCAACGTAACCACAACCCAACCCACTGCTTGGCACTAGAGCAAGGAAGTCCTCAAGGTCAGGTTCCGTCTCGGTACAGCAAGGAAGGGCAAGGACGACGAAGGTGTCTCTGAACGCTCCAACTCGATCAGGCGACCAAGGATCAACTAGAGCCAGGTACGTGACTAGCCAACGAACCATCTCTTCGTCCTTGCTCTCGTGGACCAACTGGGCCACAGGCCAGAGCGACGACCAAGGACCAACGGTCCGACGGTCGGAGCGAAGCGGAGCCGCACACACGAGCCCGAAGGGCGTATGAAGGTTAAGTTACTGGTTAAGTTACTGGTTCTATGGCCGGATTCCGACCTACCCTAGGCCGGATTCCGACCTACCCTAGGCCGGATTCCGACCTACCCTAGGTCAGAATCTGGCCCCTCCCTGCTACACTAGAAGCGACCGTTGCAGGCCCCCGCAAGCTTTCGTACTTCGCTTCACTTGCGGGGGCCGACCCCTGTCTGCTACGCTTACTCGCGCACGGTCAACAACTACAGAAAGCGAAGATCATGACCGACATAGTTGTCCCCACCACTTCCCCCTTCGACACCATCCGGCAGGTCCGCGAGGACGGCACCGAGTACTGGTCCGCACGAGACCTCATGCCCCTCCTCGGCTACAACAAATGGCAGGCATTCGACACCGCCATCGAGCGAGCCATCACGTCGGCAAAAGCCCAGAACGCCAGTGTCGAAGGAAACTTTACGGGCGCCGGTAAAGTTTCTGGTGAGCGCGGCCCCGCCCAGAAGGACTACCACCTCTCCCGGTTCGCCAGCTACCTCGTCGCCATGAACGGCGACCCCCGCAAGGAAGAGGTTGCCGCGGCGCAGGCGTACTTCGCTGTGCGCACCCGCGAGGCCGAGACCAAGCCCAGCAAGCAGCTCACTGGCCCTGAGCTCATGGCCTACGCCCTCATCGAGGCGCAGAAGACCATTGAAGCCGCCACAGCCCGCGCCGAAGTCGCCGAAGCGCAGATCGAAGCAGACAAGCCCGCCACCACCCTCGGCAAAGCCATCACCGCAGGCGACGGAGACCTCCTCGTCCGCGACGTCGCCCGCATCCTCGCCTCACACGGCGTCAACATCGGCGAGAAGCGCCTCTACCAGTGGCTCCGCGACCACCAGTGGGTCACCAAGGGAGCTGGCCGCTGCGGCAACCAGCCCACGCAGCGGCGCATCGAGCAGGGCCTCGTCCGGCCCCAGGTGCGGCCCATCCATCTGCCCGGTGGGCGGCTCATCGAGTCTGTGACCACGCTCATCACCGGCAAGGGCCAGGAAGACCTCATCAACGGCTTCCTCAACGGCTCCTACACCATCTGAAAACCCAACGGGGGCCAGCCCCCATCACAAGGCTGGCCCCCACACACAAGAAAGGTAGTGACAGCATATGTCATTCACTGCGATCATGCAAGCCCTCAACCTCCCTGAGAAGATCAAGGGCAACGGACGCCTCACAGCCATCGCCATCGCCAACCGCGTCAACATCCACCCTGAGTACAACGACCAGCTCTGCGCCTGGCCCTCCATCAAGGGGCTCGCTCGGGACATCGGCGCCAGCAAGACCGCCGTAAAGAGCTCCCTCAACATCCTCGAAGAGCTCGGCGTCATCACCCGTGTCCAGCGCTTCAGCAACAATGAGAAGATCGCCACCCTCTACATTTGGCACCCGTGGCGTATCGACGGCTGGGACGACTCCGCTATGCGCCGTCGCGAAGACGCTGAGCGCGGCTACAGTCGCGAGGAGGGGGTCGCCACGTCAACCCCCGCCCCTGAGCCTGTCGCCGTCCCGGAGACGCCCGCCAAGCCCACTGAGAAGCCTGCAGACGGCTTCACGGAGTGGTGGCCCCACTACCCCAAGAAAGTCAAGAAGCTCGACGCCGAGAAGGCGTACAAGGCGGCCCTGAAGCGCGGAGTCACCCCCAAGGAACTCCTCGACGGCCTCCAGCGCCAGAAGGCCGTATGGAAGGCTAAGGGTATCGAGCCTCAGTACATCCCCTACCCCGCCACGTGGCTGCGCGCAGGCAGCTGGGAGGATGAACTCGACACCCCGGCTCCCTCCACAGACTCCCCCGCCCCAGCCATCAACCCCAACACTGGCAAGCCAGTCACCCGCGACGACTTCGGCTACGCCTGCATCGCAGCCGGCATCGACCCCAACCTGTACATCAACTACTGGAAGCCCTACATGGGGCTCCCCTCCGCCCCGACATGGCCTGAGTGGGCCGCCAAGATCGACCGCTTCTGCGGGCGCGCCTAACCACAACACAGCAAGGAGAACACCATGACCTACACTTTCGAGGACATCGAAGAGCTCGACGACTTCATCATCGACCTCATGCGCTCAGGCGGGACCGGCTACTTCTGCGGCACAGAGGTTCGATGTGGCAACCGCCTCGGAGGGCGCGACTGGATCGTGTATGGCCCTCACCCCTCCTCATTCACTGCCGACATTGGCCCAGACGACCTGGACTACGTGCGCGAGAAGCTCATTGCAGCGGGGATTCTCGATGCCCCCAAGGCTTGACAAGCCTGCCCCACCCTGTCTACACTCCAACCATCAGCACAACCGAAAGGAACACAGGCATGACCGACGAAACCCACGCCGCCCTCCAATGCGCTGGACCCGACAGCTGGCACCACCTCATCGCCCCCACACGCACATTCCCCCTCACTGAGTTCTCCACCCACTCCATCGCCTTCGCAATGAGCCCCGGAGACAGGAAGCTCAACGGCAATGAGCCCGCGGTTCAACTCGGCATCCTCGCCGCGGCCGCCAACCTCACCTCCAACGCCATCGCCAACAGCATCTTCACCGCTGACGCGCACATCATCTTCAAGGACGCCCGCATGACCGCAGCCATCCTCGACGCCACCAACAAGAAACTACCGCAATTCACCCCCAACGTGAGCACATACAAACATGTCGCGCGAGCACTGAGAACAAACGACCCACAAGTCCTGTCAATGCTTCTCATCGACATCATCCGCACCGCCAACCACATCACCAACAACTAACCACCCCGGGGGCCTCCAACACCAGGAGGCCCCCAACAACA